ACACGCATTCGTGCTATCGCGGAATTGCGCATGCTCGGCGGCACACTCCGGTACAACGGTGAGATAGTGCCGGAGGGCATGATCCCCTACACGACCCTCGGAGACTTGTCCCCACTCGAAGCAGAAGAGGCTGAACTTGAAGAAAATATTCACCGCAAGGATCTTACTTGGCAAGAGCGCAGCGCCGCCCTCGCTAGACTCCATAATCTCAGATCTAAGCAAGCCCATGCCGAAGGTCGTGTACATACCGTCGCGGACACTGCGGTCGAGGTTAAGGGTCGTTCAGATGGCGGTTTTCAGGCTTCTGTTCGGACGGACCTGATTGTCAGCAAGCATCTGCACATCCCCGAAATAGCAAAGGCAAAGACAGCAAGTGAAGCATTCAAGATCCTCAAGAAAATTGAAGAGGCTGACAAATTCAAGGCTCGCGCAGAGCTGGTCGGCAAAACCCTCTCTTCCTCCAGTCATCAAGTATTCAATACGAACTGCATCGGATGGATGCTTGCAGCTGATCCCAATCAATTCGACGTCATCCTCACAGACCCTCCCTACGGGATGGGAGCCGACGAGTTTGGGGATGCTGGAGGCAAGCTCTCGGGTATTGAGCATCACTACAAGGATGATTATGAAAGCTGGAAAGCCCTGATGCAGGAATGGGCTCCGCTTGCATTCAAAGTAGCAAAGCCGGAATGCCATGCCTATGTGTTTTGCGACATTGATAACTTCCATGAACTGAAGAAAATCATGCAGCAAGCTGGATGGTGGGTTACACGCACACCATTCATCTGCACGAAGCCCAATAGCGGCCGCGTTCCGCATCCTGAAAACGGCCCTCGCAGGCAATGGGAAATGATCCTGTACGCGATCAAAGGGAAAAAGAAAACAACTGGAATCTACCCCGATGTCATCACAACCTTCGCCGACGCTAACATGTCCCACGGTGCGCAAAAGCCTGTGGCTCTTTACAGTGACTTGCTCAAACGTTCGGTTCGCCCCGGCGACAAAGTCCTTGATAGCTTCGCTGGTTCGGGCACGATCCTTCCGGCCGCCCACGGCTTGAAAGTACAGGCTACCGCCCTGGAGATGAATCCTACATACTATGGAATGATCCTGTCGCGGTTGGAATCGTTGAACAATACGACAACCGCAGATGCAAATCAGGGCGCAGCATTGATGGCCGAACTTCAATCCTTAAAGGAATAGTCATGCTCGAATCTAACATTGAGAGGCTTCGGCCATGGAAACCGGATCTGGTGATGATAAGCACGGCAGTAGGGGCTCCAATGGACCTTCCAGAAAATCCGGTGTTTCGAACAACCATTCGAATGGTAAAGGCTCGAAATATTTCGCGCAGCGTTCTGCAAAAAATCTGCGATCCTCACTACCTCGACAATGCCCTAAAAGGCGGAAGCTAAGGAAAGGTGAATGGACTTGCACCTGCACTTCGTACACATTCCCCCACCGCTTCGGCGGTGGCGCTTGTCGCGGTCTGTGGATCGTACAGGAAACGTGGGAAAACAACTACGGCAGCGCAGCGCCTTGCGACGATTGCAATGCACGCGTCGATGGCTGCTGCGAGGTCATGGATGGAAGAGAACGCCTTATCTGCTGTGAGGCGTTGCTAGAATTCATCGACAGTAACGAGATAAAATACAGGAAATAACAATGGCTGCACTGAGCATACGGCCTAGCGGGCCGATGAACGCGAAAATTATGATTGTTGGTGACGCCCCTCAAGAGCAGGATCTTCGGAGGGGCGAGCCATTTATTGGGGGCGGTGGATTTGAACTGACCAAAATGCTCCAAGAGGCAGGCATTCGCCGGGAGGACTGCTATCTAACAACTGTGTTTAAACAACGGGTGTTCCCCGGCGAAAAGAACATTATCGAAAAGAAGAAGGATCAAAGCTCTGCAGATATTGTCTACCACGGACAACACATCACTAGAAAGCTGATGGATGCCTGCACTGATCTGCAGATGGAAATTGAAAAGATCAAACCCAATGTCATTTGCACTGTTGGGAATTTGGCGCTGTTTGCATTGACCGGGGAGACTTCCAGCTACAACTGGCGTTCGTCCATTATGGACAGCAAGTTGACGCAGGGGTATAAGGTTATCCCGACCCTTGATTACAACCTTATCCATACGCAATGGGCGCGTAGGAACTGGATGGTGCATGACCTCAAACGGGTAAAAGAAAACAGCTTAACAGGAGGGGTTTTCCACCGTGAGTACTCTAGATTAATCGCGGTAAATAACTCCGACGAACAGTTTCGAAAGATCGTAGCATGCCTAGAATGGATCAAGGAATCTCATCTATCGGCTCCTGATACCCCTTTGGCCTGTGACATTGAAACTAAAGCCGGTCACATCACCTGCATTTCATTTGCATGGGAAAAGCATAGTGGTATCTGCGTGCAATTGACCCATCCCCGGACATTGGATAGTTTCTGGTCGCTCGACCAAGAAGCCCTTCTCGTTCGGCTGATGATCCAGATCCTCACCGATCGCAATGTACTGCTCGTCGGACAGAATTTTAACTACGACTTGCAGTATCTCTACCGGCATTGGGGAGTCTGCCCGGAGAACGTCGCCGACACGATGCTAATGCAGCATTCTGCGTTCAGCAATCTCCCCAAAAACCTCGGATTTCTGTCCAGCATGTACTGCGACGACCATCTTTATTGGAAGGATGACCGCACAGACTGGAAGGACGGTGAGGACGGCGAAGATGTAATGAAGTATTGGGAGTATTGCACGACAGACAGCTGCCGCACATTGGCCGTCTACCATGTTTTGAAGGTAGTTCTGAAAAAGATGCAACTCGAAGAGGTCAACACTTTCCAGCAACGTCTACGCCGTCGCGTTCTGCGATCCATGATTCGTGGTGTTCGCGTTGACGAGAAGAAGCGCAATGAGCTTTCCATGCATTTGATGGAGGAAGCCCAAACACGCATGCACTGGATGCGAGAAGTCTGCGGCTACGATATCAACATCCGCTCCCCTAAGCAGATGCAGGATTTTTTCTATCGACAGATGGGCCTCAAGCCCCTTCACTCAAAAACCGGTGGAGTAACTACAAATGATGCTGCCCTTCGAACCCTCGGCAGTCGCGAGCCTATCCTTTGGCCTATTGTCCGGAAAATTTCTGAACTCCGCTCTTTGGGTGTGTTTCACAGCACCTTTGTCATGGCAGGCTTGGACAGCGACCGTCGCATGCGATGCTCGTTCAATATTGCAGGGACTGAAACATACCGCTTCTCGTCTACGAAGAATGCTTTCGGGACGGGAATGAATATGCAAAATATCCCCAAGGGCGGTGAAACTGCTGATCTTGAGGATGCACTGGAACTACCAAACATCCGTGAGCTATTCATTCCAGATGAAGGCTACACATTCTGGGACATTGACCTCGATAGTGCTGACCTGCGGATTGTTACGTCGGAAAGCCGTTGTAAATGGATGAAGGAACAATTTCGTCTCGGCAATAAACCTTATGTTGAAGTGATGCGAGAATACTTTCATGACCAGACCATGTCCAAAAATTCGCATCCTCGCGAATACACGATGTTTAAGTCCCTCTGCCATGGCACAAATTACCTTGGTACTGCAGAAGGTATTGCGCCACGAATTGGCCTGCTCGTACAAGAGTGTGAACGGATCCAAAAATGGTACTTTGGTCTGTGCCCGGAGATTAAAGAATGGCAGGAAGAAATTAAGAAACAAGTCTCAGGACGCAGGTATGTTGAAAATGCGTTTGGATACCGCAATTATTTCTTTGATAAAATTGAGGGAACCATCTTTAATCAAGCTATTGCATGGATACCACAATCGTCGGTGGCATGCCTTATTAACCGCGCCTACGATGAGATTGACGAGAAGTTCGGTAACTGGATTCAGATTCTTCTCCAAGTCCACGATAGCCTTGCGGGTCAGTTCCCGACAAGTCGAAAGGAAGAAGCACTGAAACTCATCCGAGATACTGCTAGTGCAATTGCCATTCCCTACGATGATCCTTTGTACATTCCGGTTGGCGTAGTCAGTTCAGAGAATTCTTGGGGAGAATGTGAATGAATAAACTCAACCGTACTTTCTTGAATCAAACCAAACCTCACATCTTTTTCAATTGGGGGATGTGGTATTGCGTGAACAAGGATAAAGCTTCCGGCGGGCATCTAACAATAAAGGATGCTTTCAATTCCTGGAAAAACAAAGGAAAATATTATGTATAGTTACTTTGTCTGGTGGCACGACGTTGATGGTGAATTCTTTCGACTTAATATCGCTACAGGCATTCGCCCTTCAGAAATGCTAGAGCGGATGGATGAATTCTTTGCTTCTATCCACAAGCGTGCAGCCGAATTGCGTTGGCCTGAATTAAAAGAGATTGCAGACTGGCGCTGGATCATCGATCCTGCGCACACCGACCCTGTAATTTGGAGTAACCCAACCACCAACGAAAAGCTTGGTGTATTAAAGCTATCAGGGAAATATCCGGGTCGTAGGATCGTTCAAATTAACTATAACTGAGGCTATCATGACTGATATTGTTCGTGTTTTACGGATTCTGGAATACGTTGGTCCACGAGAGCATATCGAACATACGCTGGCAATTGGAGCAGTTCCAACCAACGGTGAGCGCAGGTATGGAAACAGTATCATCCGTTCCGCAATCATCGGCCAATATCCCGAAATCCTCGAACGGGTGCATACGGATCCGGGCGAGACGGACCCGAACCACGGGGGTTGACCCATCCTATCAATGGGGCGTTGCAACGGTTTGTAGCGCTCAGTGAACTTTACTAAATATCAAGAGATTGCTATGTCTAACAGACCTAAGATCGTTCAAATCGCTGTAGCTCCACAGACTGAAGGCGATTTCATGTTGTATGGAATCGATAATTTTGGGCAGCTGTGGGAATATTGCTTTTATCACCCGCCAAGGACTGAGCTGCACTACAGTGGTGCTAAGTTTATGCAGCCGTTGAGAAATGTCTTCCATGAGCCGATGAAGCAAGAAGACATTGAAAAGTATGAAAAGCTTGTTGCCACTGGTGAATGGAAAGCTCAACACATTGCAGGTCAACGTGGGGGATGGTCGTTGATGCGTGGAGAAGTTGCAGAACCTATCTACACAAAACTGGACCCGAGATACGATGATGAAGCATCGTGAATTATAAGCACAAACCCCGGATCAACCTTCAATCCGGGGTTTCTTACCGTGATTAATCCAAATTAATCACGGTAAATTACTTGCTGAGTGCCGCCGTAATCTGTGCCAGCAATGCCTGCCGGGCTGCCGTGTCAATTCCCTGAATCTGTGCCCACTCATCTGCTGTGAAGGTCGTCCGGCCCTCGCCCGACGCCTTCTGAATCAGCCCTGAAATCGTCGTGATATTGGCCGTTGCCTGCGAAAGTGCAGTCGTTAGCTGCAGCAACAGGCTGATTGCTTCTGCAATAGTCATAATCATTTCCCCTCCAGTTGATGCTTTGCAGCTTGTCCTTTCTGATAAGGCATCCACTCAGCATAACGACCCTCTTCAGGTTTTTCGTCAGCATCCTGCAGCAACTGCACAGATTCCTGAAAAAGAAATCCACCGTTATGAGGGAAAACCTGAAGATTCACACACCTATCCCCCCATACATGCACCACGATAGCTGCTAGAGGTTGCCCATTACGCTCAGCAAAATCCCCTTTCTTCGGGATGAACCACACAATTCGACCGACAGTTGGAACAATCATTTCTTTCTCCCTTTGTTACTCTTGCCTGCCTTCGACAGTGCAATCGCAACTGCTTGTTTCTGCGGTTTGCCAGCCTTCATTTCAGTCTTGATATTCTCGCTGACTGTCTTTTTGCTGCTACCCTTTTTGAGTGGCATCATCCTCTCCCGTCAAATCCCAGGTGCAGATGCAGATACCGGAGAAGACGCAGAGCCCGCAGTACCGACTGATGGCAGCAGTGCCTGAGCCGCTTGCAGCAAAATCATCACGTCCGACAGATCTTTGGTCACTGTATCGCTTCCAGAAGGCGACGACTGCAGGATCAATTCTGCGGCGTCCAGCGTAGTACGGGCCGTATCCGTGTCCGATAGGATTGTCTCAGCAGTGTTCACGCTGATCGTTCCTCCCTGAAGGGCAGTTGCTGCAGCCTGTCGAAGGCTCGCTACCGTTCCGTAGGCATACGCTACCGCCTCCGAAGGACTTTGCGGAGTCGCTGCCCCAAAGATACTGCAACCTGCAGCGCAGCCAAACACAGATACTGCGAACAGCGCCAGCCAAAAATCCCTTTTCAATTGCTTCCACATTTGCTGCTCCTTACTGTTTAGGGACCGAAGTGGTCGTCGTAGTTGTCGAAATAGCACCAGCTGGCAGCGGAGGCAGATCAGGAACACTTCCCAACACTCCCGCAGTGTGCAAAGCCTTCAGCACAGTCCGCGCTGCTACATAAACCGCCCCACCCACTGCAACCCAAGGCGCATATTGTGCCGGAACAAACCCCACTGCTATAGGAAGTATCGTAGCGATTGCCACATACAGTTCACTGCTCTGCCAACCCGGTTTCGGGGTACTAGGAACGCTGTTCGAAGTGCTCATTCTGGAAGTCCTCCCTGTTGAAGATTTGCTGCGATTCGATTCATCCTGCCGTTTGCATATTGAGGTTGCTTCAAACTAGCGAAGTACCGCAAACGGCGAGCGTTGTACTTCGCGACGAACTCCCACGGGTTCATCTTCGCGATGGCTGCTTCCGTCAGCGGACCGGGCTTGCCATCATCCGGGACACCTGCAACCAACTGTGCAAGCTGGTAGGATGGCCCACCATTGTAGTGGAAATCCAACAACTGGAAGGCCGCCCACGTGGGCAGGTTGTCCAGATGCAGATCGTCCCAATACTCAGTTTTAGCAATCGCCTCGGCGGTCGATTGTGGGAGGGCGGTCATATCCCCGGCATACCCGTTGCGACGCGCCACAGCCTCGGTTATGCCCCATCGCGTGGGCCCGCCGTTGTCGACAACAAACCCTCCCTCATTGCCGAGCAGCAGCTTCCAAGCTGCATCGAAATTAGCCGACATTCTTCTTCCCCTCCACAAGCTGTTTCATCTTCGTCCGGATCAGCTTTTCGATGAACTGCTGTCCGACGATGCCAAAGGCACTGCCAATCGACAGCAGTGCCAACGGCGGGATATTCGGAATCTTTATCAGCACCACCCCCGCAAGCAAGCTCGTCGCCGATCCAAGGATCGCACGCCCGACCACAACTCGCACAGTGATATGCTCGCTGCTCACAAGCAGCTTTGCCACTGCAATCAGAGCACCCATGGTAGCAAGTCCCCAAAAAGATCGCTCATATTCTTGCATAAAGCCCCCGAAAATGAAACACTTGTATTTATGCTTGAGGCTGTCCCGGCTCTAAAACATCTGATGCCCCAACAAATTCAGGCAATGTTTTTAAGTAGGCATAGGCTTGCTGCATAGGGTTAACACCAATCAAAATATAAGGAGCCGTAAAATACTCCTCCATAAATGATGGAACTCCCTTAGATGCAGCATAACGTCGCAATATGAAAAAAATTTCCGATTTTGAAATACTTACTTCCTCCACACGGCAGTAAGCACCATTCACACTAATACCTTGTTGTGATACAGAATTGATAGTAATAGCCATGATAACTCCCTTAAATTAAACTCCAGCTCCCGTAGCATCCACCCATTGAGTACCGGACCAAGTAATCAACTTTCCATTTCCTGATAAAGTTGTATCCAAATATTGAGTACCAGCCCAACTGGCATCATTAGCAACTCCCATGGTGGTAGCTGTAGGTCGATTGGTAGAATCTGACTTAAAAATCCCATTTTGACCTGACACTTGCCAAGTTCCAGGAGTTCCTGCAGCAATACATCTCCAGCCTTTCGGCCCACCAAGAGCAGGAAAAGCCGACTCAAAAGATTTACCACGCTTCCAAGTACCTGCTGTAGGCGCTTGTGTAACACAATCATACAAAGATCCGGTAGAGCTGGTATTTACAATATAAGGACCAATATCAGTTCTCCAATGAACGCGAGTTGCTTCAACCAAAGTTTGAGCAAAATTCACACAATGCACTGTGTTTGAGTTTTCTGTCACTTGATCGGAAGCATAACAGACAAAATCCACCCGATCGATGAATGATTCTTTTTGTACTGTCGTAGGAGCATTACAGATAAATCCAACACTTCCTACATTATTTACATCGATGATCTCAACCAGTGAGTTCGACCACCGAAACCCTTTCACAGCAGTCAAATCTGCAAAAGATGACGTAGAGATCGCAACAGAGGTATCGTAAAGGAATTTTACATCCATTGACCCAATGTCCAGATATTCTACAGTTCCTGCAGTAGAGCTTGGCATCGAAAACAACGAACTTCCAGTATATTTACCAGTCACACGACCGATGCTAATTCGACCACACGACACGGAAGTATTACGCACACGCCACAAAAACAATGCAGTATTCCCTGCACTGTCAGGGCGAACACTCAATTCCCCAATCCTGACATCTCCACAATCTTGGAACCCTACACCAAAAGCAGTTCCAATAATGGTAATTGAATTAACATCAGCATCACCCTTAAACACAACAGGCTCTTCATTACCTTGATATTCCAAATGACCAAGCCTCAAAATACCAAGCAACTGATAGATACCATTATCAGCCATATTTCGGCAAGTAATATTGCCTACGGTCAATGTCACTGCGGCACTAAGAATAAGACCGGATCTGCCATTTTCAAAAACAATCTCTTCAATAATATTTCCATCACCATCAACAGTCATGCTTTGCGGATAAGACTCATTAGCATAACCAGTATTCACCATATCTGTAACTTCTACATTACGAATGCGGTTATTGGTCCCAGAAATATGAATACCGTTGACATTTGCGGCAGCTGAAACCGAAGCTGTGACCCCACCTGAAGTCAAACCTTTAAAAGAATTACCAGAGCCAGTAATGTACAAGGCGAGAACATCGGTTGAATTGCCCCAAACGTTTACTTCACCATGCTGGAGGTTATTTGCCGTAATTTGAAGCAGGGTTCCATTTGGGGCCCCTGTGTAGTTGAGCTTTGCGTTCGGGGAAAAATCCAAGGCACAAGCGGCAGTCAACCCTCCAATGCTGTTGTAATTGCCGTCAGGATGAGTAATCAATGCCCCAACTGAAGCCCCCCAAGTGTAAGCGTTTTGTAGGGCTGTAGTGTTATCGACGGTTTCAGAATCTCTAGCCCCGAACTGCCGTACAGATACAACCCCCATATGTTGAAGTTTCCAACGTCCGCCATCTACACCTACAATGATAGAACCGCCATTGTCTGCGGACACTAAATCCGTAGGATCAAGCTGATAATGCCCCTCACCACCATCCCCCACAACGCTATTAGCAGTCAGAAAAGCCAAAGAATTGGTCAATTTTGACACAAGTCGCAGAGTAGCAACATTCGGCAAAACCAGTTCCAAGGGCAATGCCCCCACCAATTGCTGAACATCGGTAGGGGCAATCTGCGACGTCCCGCCAAATAAACCATAAATTACAGTCGAAACATCATTCAGCCATTTTGCAGTAATCGGGGTTTCAGGACTGTAATCGATAAACACGGGTTTTGCCATTTTACACCTCTGAAATTAGATAATACCAATCTCTGTATCAATAGGAGACCGACTGGGAAGATTCACATTATTTGGAATAAGGGGATGATCCCCAAACTCCAAATTATTGTAAGAAGGTATAGAGCATCCCGGAACAGAAAATCCCGGAAGACAGATAGTTCCCTGCAAAGTGCAGTTCGGTCGGCCGGCCCCCGGATCTGAAGGAAGGAAAGCATCGTTAAACAGAGAGGGAATGCTGCATCCAGGAACTGCCCAACTAGGGATACTGTTTTTACCGCGAAGAGTGCAGTGAGACGGAACTGGAACCCAATTTTCTGGTTCTTTTTCAGGACGTGACCAAGGAACATGCTGGTCGTCCTTCACACCCCGGAGAAAGTCCTGCGGGTTACGAATTTCTTTGTGATGCTTGCAAACGTAGAGCCCATTCCAAGTGAACATCGCGTCGGAGGATTTGTTCTTCGCCCCGCACAAGTCGCAGAAAAAATTCCACTCACCGGAGCGGAAGTAGTCAGCCTTTCCCATCGAGTTTTCCTCCGTGATTAATACGGATTAATCGCGGTAAATAATCCCTAAACGTCAGTGCCCGCGCAATCAATCCATCCCGTAGTGGAAGGGCTGTAGGAAATGATCGGCCTAACCGGAGACAAGCTAGTATCCAAATACCACGTACCGTTGGCAGCCCCCACCGGCCTTCCCGAAGTAGGTCCTACAGCTACGATCGGCGGAGGAAATGCAATAGCTACATTCAGTACAGAATCCAGCCGACCTTTCGCATCAACGGTCAATTGCGGAACTACAGTTGCAGAACCGTAAGTCCCCGCAGCCACCCCCGTATCTGAAAGGTTCAGAGATAGCATCTCGGAATCAGAATCAAATGTGCCGTTGATATCCCCGCCAGTACTGACAGTCAGACCCAACAGAGAATTAGTCACTCGACTGTACAGCTGCTGAAGCCACCTAGGAAACCCCGGACTTGTCGCGGTCAGCCCCGTCGGAGGCGGCACATAAGAAGGAGTGTTCTTGTTAGCCATTAGAACACCCAGCTAGTACAGTAGCCATACTTCTGAAGTCCCGGCAGCTGATCCTTCAGTCGGTCCCCAATATCCGTTCGATACATCGCAGAATTCGGAATCTCCAGCCGCTCCACATTCCTATAAGCACGGCTCTTCGCCTGCTCAACACTCTTGCCAGTCCCCGTCACAACACAGAGACAATTCCCTGCAGAAACCATCATCGGCTCGTCCTGCCCCTTCTCATTGATGCCCTTTCCGAGCTTCATATTGAAGGGGTGGATATTGTAGCGATTGGCATCGTCAATTCCCCAGATAGGAAAGCCCGAAAGCTCTTCTTCCTTCAGATGGTGCCCCGGAAAATCCGGCATAGCAACTACAACCCCAAGAGCAATGTCCGGCTTCGGAGAGAACGTGTCATAACCTTCCAGTGCGTCCTTCATCCATCCTGCTACATCAGGATGCAACACTTGCTGAATATTGAACAACGGCCAGCCGTGCCGTGAGGTGAACTCCAGTGGATTGAGCTTCCCCTTCCGCTGCCCTTCAGTTCCCATCATCACAGCCACGTCAATATACCCTGTATAGCCGCATCGAATGAGTTCAGCTTCAATTGGGAGCAGCAACTCCTGTGCGAGCTTCGATTGCTCTACGGTGACATACTTCATCACCGTTCCCATCTCCCCCGTATTTGGCCCCTTCTCCCCATTCATCAATTTCTTGAATTCGAAATTCTCCAGAAAGTGTGACAGGAACCCGTTTCGGCCGACCCATCCCCCGACAGCTACTTCAATCCCAGGGCAAAACTCCTGAAAGATAAGGGGCACGGCTTTTTAATGGTCCGCTTCCAGTGCTGAAGCATGAACACCATGTCCTTTCCACTCTTTGAAACGTAGCTGAGGGCCTTGTCCACATCACTGCAGGGTTTGCAAACATACCGCACATCCCAATTCGCAATCTGATGAGCAATTGCCTCATCGTAATTCTTGAACCTTATTGTCGGGAGGCATTCAATTCCATGTTGCTGCAGTACTTCCTGCCCCCGATCCCGATCCATTTCCCAGGAAGTGCCTTCCAAGTTGGCACTGAAAATCGGAAAACCACGGTTGCGGTAGCCTTCCAGCACCTTCATATACCGGCAATTATCAGAAACAAGGATCAGATCAGCCCAATTCATTGAAGGCTTCCAATCCGCGACTTTGTGAACCAGCCCATCCCCAATCGTCACGCGATGGAAGTCTGTTTCATCCGGCGCGACCCACACCCGGACTTCATGGCCCTGAGCCTCGCAGCGCATAGCGAAGTCTACGAAGAATGCGGAAGTGTCGATAAGAAGAATCTTCAACGGGCACGCTCTTATAAAGGATCCGCCGGTAGGCGGGGTCAAACACTCCGCTGTTCACAGCTGCAGCCGCAGCTTCTTCAGTACTAGCTACGGCCCAATTTGCAGCCCCTTCTTATAAGGACCGCGCGGCAGAGTTTGACTGTTAATTGATAGCTGCAGCTTACGTGCGCGCGCGAGGGGCGGCAACAGAGTCGCGCGGGGGATTATTTACCGGGAGTAATCGGGATTAATCGCGGGGGGAAATGTAGCTGCATGGTGATGAGACAATGCTATCCGGAAAATTCTCGAAAATGAGCTGCCCCTCAAATCTGAAAATTGCCCCTAGCTCCGACCACTATAACTGCAGTATATAGAACCTCCCCTCGCCGGGGCAGGAGCTTCAAGGGTAGCACATCGAATCACCTCCCGTCAAAGGGTTTGGGCAAGTTTAGGAAAATATCATAGAAGTACTTACTCTGATAAAGTTTTTCTATTAGCTTTTAGCTATTGGGCCGATAGTTTTCGACTATTGTGATAGCTTTTAACTATCGAAAACTATCGGCCTAATTTCCTACCGCGATTAATCCAAATTAATCCCGGCGGAAAACTCCTTGTAATACCTGTTAGACCAATGAGTACCTGCAATAATTTGCGACACTATCGTATCCGATACTCCCAAAAAGATTGAAATATCTTTTTTCGTTTCTCCCGACTCGTACACTGCTTGTATTATGGGAACCAATCTCCAGTGAATTCGGCATTTAGACCGGCCAAAATGGTAAGGATCTCTAAATCGTTTTCTCATGTCGTCTAAATTGTCTTTCACCGTACCAATTATTAAGTGCTTTGGGTTGCAGCAGGTGGGTCTGTCGCACTCATGGCGAACAACCAGCCCATAAGGATAAGGTTCCTTCCACAGCAAATAAGCTATAGCATGTGCTGATCTCCGCCTACCCTTCAAAATTATAATTCCGTAACCTTTCTTGTCTTTTCCACCTTTCCATAACCAGCACCCACTTTCGTCAATTGAAACTCTTTTTACAAACTCTCTTTTTGTAATTCCCAGTTCCATATTCCACCTATAAAAATAGTTTGAGTCAAACCATATTGATATAAACAGATATGAAATGTATTAAGTTATGCATCCCCTAAAACAAATCGGCGAGTGTCGGAGATATCACGTACCCCCGAACACTCGCCGACCGCGCCATGCCCCCAGAATTCTATTGCCCGGTGCCCCCAAAATATCCCGGCCCCGCCGACCCCAACGCTCCGATAATATGGCGCTGTACAAGAGTTAGCCTAGTTTTCCCATTGTATGCCTTCAGAACAGACTCCACATCAGACTTTAATGCCTCCAGCCTTTGAGGACTGATCATTTTCCCGTCCCTAAGCATCGGCAGAATTCGTTCCGACCATTGCTGTTGCAGCTGCTTCTCGCTCATGGTTGCAGTCAACTGCCGAACACTCTGCTCTAGGGCTTGCTTTCCCTGTGGAGATTGTGATAAATACCGTGCAGCCAATCGAGTCTGTTCTGGTTTGCCATTCATTAACAGATTTCGAATAGCTTCCGGGCCCTCCCCACCAGTCAAAATTCTCTGCAAACCTTCAGGGGCAGCTGCCAACTGCTTCCTGATGGCCTCTGCATCCTTCTGCCCCTGATCCAGTACTCGTTGTTGTGTTTGCACGCTTCCTTCAGCACTTTTACGAGCCAAACTGCGAGTATCTTGCAATTCCTGTTGAGATGCAGCCTCCCCACCGACACGAGCAGCTACAGCTTGTTTCTGCATAGCCTCAGCGCTCCGGCCGGCTTTATCCGCTACTCGTTCAATTTTAGACAGTTGCTGCTGGTAGCCTTCCACAGATTGCCGAAGTCCTGGAACCTCCCGAATCCAATCACTGTTCTTCTGCAGCCATGACGATACTTGCGCACTGTTCATTCCTTGAAGACTGCGCGCGGTGTAATTGTGAGCAGAGTCTTTCACCAGTTGAGGATTCTGCACTAGCTCCTTCAGGTCCTGAATGCTCTGCCGCGAACTGAAGAAGTTCTTCGGAATCCCCTGCGGGTCTTGCGCGAACCGTTCTGGATCAATGCGATCAACGGCAGTTGCCTTTCCACCTGCCCCTACACCAAACTTTTTCACTCCTTGCGAAGCTTCATGATAAGTTTGCTGCAGTTCCCGTTGAATGTTCCGGCCATCTGCAGAATTCCCGACGAAAGCTTCCTGCACCTTCGAAATGCGATCGTAAAGCTGTGTTGCAACCCCTTTGGTGATTGCATTGTACCCTTCCGCCTCCTTACCGGCCACAACTTCGCCAAGTTTTCTCCGAACCTGGTCCAAAGCTTCAAAGCTAGTTTTGAAGGTCTGGTAGGATGGTTGACCGTTTTCGTCCATGCCAGTCAGAACACGACGATTGTTAATCGCATCCTTCACTGTGTCGTAGGCACGAAGAATCCCCGGCTCTGTGACAGGAGCTAACCCACCAGCTGATTTACGCGCCGCAGCACTGCCGAGAGTTTTACTGTTGATGTAGTCTTTGAGGGACTTCATCTCAGGAATTTGATCGAGGGTCTGGCCAGATGCTTCTTTAGCCTGCACGATCTGGTCACGCTCCTGCACAGCATTTTGATAGGCTGATTGACGGGCATTGAGAGCTTCCTGATGCTTGGCAGCAATCGCATCCCGCATATTCGTACCGATATCAGACAGTTCTTGAGGCTGTCCGATTCGGTTCAATGCAGGATCAGATTGCTTCAGGATAGCCGTTGCCGTAGCAGTACGCCCGCCGCTGATATCATTCAATTTCTGTGCACGCTGTGCGGCTTGTGCTCGGATTTGTTGAGCTTGAACTTTGCCGTCCTGGATGATCTTATCGGCTGCAGCAGAATCTTGCTGCGCGATATCACCAGCTTTTTTAACAGCATCCGAATAGGTTTTATCCCCGGCTTGTTGAGCGGCTTGAAGATCTTTTTCTGCACTTTGCTGTAAAGCAGAATGCAGCAAATGTTGTGGTACACCAGATTCTTCAGAACCTCGAAGGACTGTTTTAGCGGCTTGAACTGCTTTTTGAGATTCGTTACCGTCAAAGCCGGATTGAAGAATCTTTCTTATTAAGCCATAGGCACCATGAATTGTACCTTCGGCGAATTCTGGCACTGCGGGGCCTGCTAAACCGCCGATAAAGCGAGCAGCATCTGCGGTTCCTTTGGAACCATTCAACATTTCAGTAGCTTGACCAGCAACCTCTCCGGAAAATCCTCCGGCTGCCCCATAGGCTGCAGAAGCGATTCTAGCCGCTCTTGCGGCGGCTGCCATACCCCCAAGAATCGGGGCAGCGACCTCTCCGACTACTGGAATAGGTGCTGCAACAATAGCAGCACCAGTAAGCAGTTCAGGAGCCAAAGCTCCCAAACCCGCGCCGATCCCAGTTTGAATTCCGATCTCTTTTGCGCGCTGTGCGAGAGTTTTAGGACTCTGGTCATCACCAGACCCGCCATTGGATGACTGTGCGCTTTGCGCGCTCGCTGCAGTTTCTTTAGATGTATCCATCTGCGGAGCACTGGATGTGCCTGCACCGCCGCCAGCACTCTCCACAGAATGAATATAATCAGCAAGTTGTGTAGCAGCTGCATGATCCCCGGCAGCGTCAGCGTTACGGAGTGCATCATAATATTGGCTCATATCAGGCATGTTAACTCCGCGATTAGATCATTTCGTGCGATACTTGTCAACCAAGCTTTGAATATTAGATGGAGGCACTGGGGGATTATTCGTCCCTGCTCCGACATCGCCAGTCCCAGGCAATCCCTCTTGAGAACTAACTTCATCCATCTTCTCTTGATAACTGCCTTGCATGTTCTCAATCTGCTGTCTGGCCTTGCCACGCGAGGTGTCAAGAATTTGCTCGGGGGTAGCCATCGAAGCCAAAAAGTTCATGTTCTTATCCCACTGAGCTTTCAGATTCTTATCAGTCGGCGGTGGCTGATTTTGCATACGAGTTAAAGCCATTTGAGCCGCAGTGGCCATCTTGTACATAGCAGTGCTGACGGTATCACCAGCGGCTGGCTGGATAGTTTTCTGCATCTCATTAATCTGAGCTTGATTAGCACCACGGCCCCCACCAGCAGTAATGATGCGGGCCAATTCTAAAGATAGTCCTGACGAAGAAGCTTGAAACTTCTGCACATCCCCTGGAGTGAGGGCATTCGTTCCAGCATTCACTACAGACGAAGTGGCATCATGGTCAGTTAAATGCATAAATGGGGATTGCGTAGTTCCTGCCTGGAACTGTGTCATTCTTTGAAGGTTATTTACAGCTTCTCCTGCAGCCCCAGCAATCATAGTTGTATCGCGTTGCTGCTGCACTGAGGTTTTATCTGCAACCTTTACATAGCGTGGATCAGTTGCCAAGCGATCCCCCTTCATACTAGAATTTGGATCGAATTCATACTGGCTAGAACCAATCGTGACAATCTTCGGATCCCTGTTTTGCCGGTCGGCAATCTCTGACTTACGAAGATCGAGCATCGCATCACGATAGGCTGCAGTGGATTGCAGAGTTGCCTGCCGCATCGCCATGTTGTCCTGATGCTCTTGCAACCGCAGATTGCGATTTTCAGCCAGATCCGATGCCTTCTGTACAAACTGAGCCCGGGAAGCACTGGTCATTCCAGCTAGTTTTTGCTGGTTGACCCACGCCCCGAAGGCAGGGCTGTTCGGCAGGGGGATCGTGGCGGGGTTCACTCCTGCTGCAATAGCCTTTCGAACGAGGTCCTGGGCCCCCTGCGGGGAGGGGTTGCTCGAATAAGTGTCGGCAGTATTGGCCAAGTCCTCTTTTTTGATCTGTTGTTGCTGCAGTTGAGCCGCCGCTGCGGTTCGAGCTTCGTTGTTGGCATTGTCAGCCAGCTTGCTCATCTCTTCCGCAGACGTGAAATCACCCTGCGAAGCCGCTAGACCCGCAGCTTTCGTGTACATCTTCGCTTGATTTAGTGGGTTGGAGGCATCAGCCCCTTCCAGCTGTGATTGCGATTGAATGAATGCCCCCAAATCCTTGGAAGTTTGTACGCGTTGACGCATTTGGGCAGCTTGTTGCTGCGCCATATCAGCTTGAGCTTTTTCAAGTTGCAGGTCAGCCTGCTGTCGCTGCAGTTGAGTTCCAGCTACAACAGCATTGCCATAAGCCAGCCCAAGTCCTTGAAGGAATCCGCCGAAGGATGCCATTTGATTTTCTCCTTATGCACCGAAATCGTAGCTGACGCCGTAGGTAGGGTCGCTGACACCGGAACTGAATCCGTAGCTGTTGCTTGTATTGATGCCGTAGGTGTTGCTGTCACCAGAAGGGCTGGAGAAACTATACCCGCCGGTGTTGCCATTGCCGAGATAGCTGGTAACAGCATTGCTTACAGCTCCACCAATTTGGCTAGTGGCGGCTCCGACAGCCTGCCCTTGACTATTGAGAATCTGCCCTGCAGTACCCGGAGAGCCAATATTTGCTCCAGCCAACTGAGCAAGCATTAGCTCTTGATTTTGCAACTGTGTGTTGGCGACATTTTGCCCTTCAGTTTGCAACGCAGAGGCTCTATTCCCACTGTTGAGGTAGCCTCCAGCTGCCATCGAGCCATTAACAGCATCTTCCCCTTGGCTCATTGCGAATTGATATTGCGGGGTGCTGCTGATCGATGATGGGTTGTTGATTAGATTGCTCAGCATGGTTTGATACTGCCCACGCTGCGAAGCAAAGGGATCTGCAGCAGAAGAGGCTGCAGACGACGAAGGGGAGAGGGCACTGCCCACCCCGGCTGTAACAAGACCGCCGACGGCTGCGCCGGCAACTGCAGCAAAGCTCATGCTTGCTCTCCCTTAGAATTGTGAAAGACTTCCCACTGAGCGCTGTGAGAGACAAATAGGTTTTCAATAGCTGCAGGATCAGTCTCGTCGGTGACAAGGATGTTCTGCCAGATGGAATCTTCAAGAGCAATTGCAGCCTTTCGACCGGGCACTCCGACAAAGAACAACGGAGCTTCCATTGCGGCCCACCGGCCATTGCTATAAACTCGCATTTTACCCTTCACTAGCATGTTTGCGAGAGGTTGCTTATGTGCGTGCCCAATGAGAAATGTTCCTGCGGGAATATGAAGCTCTCTGATGACGAATCCAGGGCCGAAGAGATGCTGTACTGGCATGTCCGTCTGCGGGAGGCGCAACCCGAACTCTTCTGCGAGTTCAATATCACCCCGATTGGCGGCATCAAGCATCAGCTGAGTGTTCATAACGACAGAGATGTCACTGGACATGAGGGTTTTCTACCGTGATTAATATGGATTAATTTGCAACAAAAACCCCTACTTTTTAGCTGCTCTCAACCGTCAGATCCAACTTACTGTCTACAAGCCTCAACGGGGTATTGTCCTGATGCACCATCATGTAAGCCCTGCGACGGAAGCGCCCACATCGCACAAGCCTTTTCCAGGTGGTGTTCATAGACAAACTTCTGGGAGTGCTCCAGGTTTGGTAGTCGTCATGGGTGAAGGAAATCTGCACTGAAGTGTCGAGAGTATCCCCAAAGAAACTGTGGTCAGCAACCCTCTTCCAGTTCATTGTACCGTAGTCATACAGTGGGGTGATTGCAACTACCTTTATTGGGCCGGAACTGTCCTGATAAACAGCAGGATCCATGCGCATTACCGTCCCACTCCTAGCATCCTGCAGATAATCATTGTTGTTTGCATTAAGATAATTGCAGCCAACAAAATACATATCCGTAGTTCCACTGAGCGTCGACCACTGGAACCACTGATTTGCAGCCACATCATAGACAAGGGTCAAATTCAGATCAACAAGCGTCAGCACATAGAAAGAATGCCCTGCAGTTCGAATTCCGAAGCTGTTCACATTCGTCAGAGAGCTTCTATTCAAAGCTTTTTCTATGTATGGCGTACTCACAACCATCATTTCCAGGCCATTTATCTGCATAATCGTCCGGCCGCGCTTTTTATCTTGCGCTAGAAAGTAGCTCAAATCAGTCATTTCTACAACTGACCAGCCAGAGGCCAGTCCCGTCGTCCATGCAGCATTCCCCACAGGCCCGAGCTGTGTTCCAGTGTCCACCTGCCCCTGCACAGCATTGGCATCGTAGTACATCTGAATCCCTGCCGTATAGTAAGCTACAAGATAATTCAAGTGCCGAAAGAGCCCAGCTCCTTGCCCTAAGCTTTGATCAGCTTCAATAAAATTCAACGCAGGCCACGTTGAGCCATCCTGCAGAGCACTGCCAAGAACTTCTCCTTTGGTATTCATCACATAATAAATACCATCCAGATAGCAGATTCCGGGGACGGTCTCCGCCGGATAATTCACATCTGTAACTTTCACCTGCACAAGCAACCCCGTACCTGGATCTGCAACTTGCCACAACCCGTGTGGGGATTTGAGCCAGGTTGTCGCAAACGGAACATCATCAAGAGTCTCAAAAACTTCCCCGGCAACAGTTACACTTGGAATTGGAAATTGCATCGAATCACTCATTCGAATGATCGTGTCATTGCTGATAAAATAGCTTTCCCCATTGCAATTAAAAGTTCCCTGGGCAGTCCCCAATCCGCCATTCATCGCAATCGTTCCTGGCCTCTTTACAAGTGCCATTCCATTCTCTGTGCTTTCCATAAAACAATTCACCATCTTCGAATCCTTGGTCAGCGTGCCATCCCGTGATGCGATGGGATGCGCGAAGGAAACGGTCTGTGGGGAATTGATTGGAGATTGTGCTTGCGACGGCATGGGGCTGTTCCTTCTCTTTACATAGTGCGTTCGGTAGGGGTGAAGAATGTCGAAGATTGCTCCACACTCCACGGGCTGTCAAAGAATCTCTGCTTGAGATCAACTGCCCGTTGATTGGCCTCTTTGCGCTCGTCTGGAGGCATACGCATTTCAAGCGAAATTTCATCCAACAGGCACCAGATCAGCATCCGGGCAGCTTCCTGTGGGAAGTCTGGATTGTCCGTTGGGATGTTTAAATCTTGAATCTGCCTTTGCGCCACCACATGAATTTCATGGCGATTGTCAGCCGGAACATCATACAGAGTCAAAATCCCACCTTCGAGCTGAGGATTGTACCAAATTTGATTCGGCACACCTCTGGCAAATTTCTGCCCCAGAGTATTGTAATCATACCGACTGATAATAATCAGCTGCACATCATTACCACCATCTTCTGCATTCGGCAGCGACAGATCTCTGATATAAGCATCAAGAATTCTTGGCGGAAGCGGCATCCCCATAATTGTGCTGAGATTGTACTGCATTTGCCCAATCACAGTAGGGAATGCCACGTCCTCAATACACCACAACGGCCCACCTTCAATCGCAAGATCCTTGCAGATAACATTCAAGGCTTCCATCGTGTTGATGAAATCCGGATCGGTCTGCGCAGGTACTTGCGCTGCATCGTAGTTTCCGGTTTTCCTCAAAGCAGACTGTACAATCTGCCCTGCATTCATCCGGAAAGTGTAAGTCCCGCTTCCGATCGCCATGAAAGCCTCCAGCAAGTTAGAATTTCTTGATCTTTCGGGTGTTTTTCTCTTTTGAAGCTTGAGTTTGGCTGACTTTGTGATTCATCAGCGAACTCATCTTGCGCTCTGCAGCTTTTGGAGCCATCTTATGACCCTTTGGCTGCGGAATTTTTCGAGAATGTGCCATCATTGCACTCCAGTGTTAATTTGACCTGCCTTGATCAGCTCAAGAACAAGGCTGAACACACTAGTGGAACCTGTCGCGAAGCCGGTAGTGCTCAGCCAGATGCTCCCATCGGTATCAGTTTGAAGATTCCGAAGACCCTTGAAGTCGTCAAAGGACATACGACCTCGACCGGCCAAAGGAAGAATCGGAGAAACTGGCCCATCCCCTGCAGCATCCCCCCATGAAATCACCACTTCCAGATTTGCACTGATCGAATAGTCAATGTGATTCAGATTGACCTTCGGGGGTTTGTTGGTATCCGTCATCTGCATAAGATCTTGCGGGATAACAACCTGCATCGGAGCTACGTCCGACGTGTCCAGCTGTCCCGTAACCTTAATAACAGCGTTACGGGGACCATCAATGATGGTTTCGATTACAACTGCGTTTGCCATGATGGCCCCCTAAGATTACCGCTCACGCGAAGCAACGATGAAATCAACAGACGCTGTTGAAGCCGCTGCTACGGTGTTTGTTAGCTGGAAAAACGGATCCATACCAACAGTAGGCAGAGCCAGGCCCGTAGCAACGCCATTGAGCTGCCTATAAAGAGCTGCAACATGCCCACGAGCCTGCCCACCATTAGCAACATTGTTTGCAGTGACCTGTGAAGCTTGACTCGCAGGACCTCCGGTTGTCGGATTGAAAAATGCGGCTACATTTCCTTGCCAGTCAACCATGAAGCCAAGTTCAGTTTGAACCGAGGTCGACAGCACTTCAGGAAGCGGGGCAGAAAAGGTCACAGCCCCTGCCCGATAAACTTGCAAAGTCAAAACACCTGCAACGGACTTTAAAGTAATGCCTTCCTGGATTTCCCCTGCAGTGAAGGTGCCAAAGCCACATTCAAACGTGGCGGAAGCCGTAGCAACTGCAGCTTTCAATTTGAAAAACAGCTGCTTTCCAGGAACGGCTTCAAATGCTTCGGTAGCAAGACCAACGATAGTCGAATCCGTAGCCCCAGCAGAGGTCGTGAGAAGGGCCAGCCCATCTGCACCAGCTTCTGCTGCAAAAGTTCCTGCTGATGTCCCAACCTGCGTAAGGTGCATATCACTGACATTGCTGGGCGTCAGGAAATCGTTAGAAAACAGCACAGACCAAGTCGGATCGGGGGTACCAGATGCTCCCATAGTTTGCCAAGGGGCTGCATTGGTCAATCCATTGGGGGACCGGGTGGTCAGAGAATCAAAAGCGCTCATTCTTTACTCCTAGAAATAAGAACAGGGGGAGACATTAGCAGAAGAATACATCACCTATCTGCAATGGCTCCCCCTGCTATTGGGGTTATTTACCGTGATTAATCCGTATTAATCCCGGTGGAAAATCACGCTGCGTTTGATCCGTAGCAACCGCGCGGGTTCGCCCACAGGAACTGATAACGCTCATACGCCCCAACCTTGTAGTTGCGAGTGTCCGAGTCATTATCTTCCCAGATTTCCAGCTCTTCCCGCTCTTGCCAAATCATCCCTTCTTGAATGTTCGTGGTAATGAACCACGGACCGGCTGCCGTCAGGTACGGATTGCTGACAACACCACCCTGCAGAAGCCCTTCAGTGTTAATCGGGTTGATATCGTTGTTGTCCGTGCCCACAGCCTTCGGGGTCTTCATGATCCGATCAGCATTGAACTTGTTGTTCGGGTGCACGATCAGCTTGTCCCCAGCCAGCGGCTCGATGTAACCACGATCGTCCTTGGCTTGCATCATCAGGATGAGCATGTCTTCAACAGCCGCTTGCGAGAGCGGTGCATCGACAGCCATCTTGTTTTGCCAAGTGCCTGCGGTGAAGTTCGGGTGCGCAACATTCAGCAAACTCACCCCATCACCGCCCTTGTAGGTAGTGTTAAAGGCTCGATTGAAGATGTTCGTCGCGTTGATGTTCTTCGTTTCTGCGAAGGCTCGACGAAGCTTCTCGACACGACCCTGCGTCAACTTCACATACAGGTTGTCCTTCAGTTCTTCGTGCGTGACGATGATCCCCAGGCCATACGCGACGTTCGTACCGCGCGTCACGAAGCCCTGTTGCATACCGTCATACGAAATCGGAGCACCTTCCGGCTTGTACACTGCCAAGCCAAGACCGATCGACTGAACATACTCTTCATAGTTCTTGTCGCTTTCGTACTTACGGAACATCATCGGTGCGTATTGCGGAGCCGAAGCTGCCGCCGAATCCCACCACGCCTTGACACCTTCCCATAGTCCCTTGGGGTAGGAACCAGTATTTACGATCGTCGGCATGATCCACTCCTTTTAAGTTAAAGAAAATCGGCAGTCGAAGATTGCCACACCTTCGACCCTAGCGCAATTACACGCCGGCCGTATTTCCCATAAGTTCGTGTTGATTGAAACCGACGATCCAAACTGCGTTCGCCCCGAAAGCATTGTCTGCACGCTGCACCAGCCCGAAGAGCTTCAGATTCAAAGTCTGCGTGGTTGCAACACTGGCCGTGTTGAGCACCGATGCCGAGTTTTGCTGCGGCGAGGTCGGATTCGCGACCGTGAAGGAAGCGTTCTTGTTGGAGGCCGTGCCCGTCAGAACATTCAGACCGTCGTCCTGCAGCTCAAACAACACTGCAGGGTCGTCGACCACTAGCACGTAGTAGTCTTGCTGCTTCGCAGCCGGGATGTTCTGTATCGTCAGGTCGATGTTGATGCCGACCAAAGACGGATTCTGCGGAGTCTGCCGCAAGCAGCCAACAATCACCCCACGGACAGTGTCAGTGCCGAGAGCTTTTACCACTTGGGGGACACCAAGACCATCTGCACCAGCAGCTGACTTCACGGCATCACCAGGATTGTACTGGTTCGTATCTGCCTGCGGGATGTAATAGATATTCGTAGCTCCGTTCCAGGCCGCACCATTACGGTAACGCGAAGGAACAAAGCCACGAGGACGGATCAAGTTCGCCATTTTCGTGCCTCTCTAAGAGAAGAGTTTAGAAGGGGCCGGCACCAGCCCCCAGGTCGTGCAACGATCAGCCCCTCGGCGTCACGTCAACTTCCTTGCGGTACTGAGTGTCGACTTCCGTGCGCAGATGTGTGAGCTTTCGCATCCCTGCTCGGGTGTCGGGCTCATCTGCCTGCCTGCGGATATCCGCATCCCACTTATCTGCAGCCGCTGCACGGCGCGATTCAATTTCTTCCCAAAGATCTTCTGGGCACTTCAACAAATATGCGCGAAGCGCTTGACCATCGCTGCGAGTGCCTTTTACAAACCTGCTGATGGCACTGCTGATTTCTTCATCAGGGACGATTTTGGCTTGCTTGGCATAGAGTTCATCCTGCGTCACGAAATCCATGCCCTGCATCAGCCGCTGCTCAATCGCCCCATTGTCGTCGTTTTCCCAAATCAGCTTATATCCAGGAATTTCTCCTTCGACATGAAGCTGCAGGGTCAGACCACCCAAATCATTCATGCGCTCGCGTTCGGCTGTGCCTTCTTTGCGCTGTTCGCGAAGAGAGCGTCCTTGGCGACGCGCTGCTAAAAGTCGGTTGTGGTCCCCTTCAGGAGTTGCAGAAAACGCCTCTGCAGCCGTTCGGGGGGTAGTTCTTTGCTGAATTGCCATGATGATCCCTCAAAAAAGAATGAAAAGTGAAGAAACTGCCGCAGGGAAATGTTACTTTTTAGTCTTAGCAGTAGTTTTGTGAACGTGCCTGTCTTCGGAAAAATAATTCTTGAGGAATTTTTCCTTAGTTGTCCATCCTTGCTTGATGCCAAGTTCCATCAAGGCCCTGTCCTCAGACGGAAGATCTGCTTCCGAGTAACTGTTTTGATTGCCTCCGCTGCGCCCGGATTCGTGCATAGACCCTCGGCCAGTGTTGTGAGAGGCTTCTTTGTCGAAGTGCCTCGGGAAGGCTTCCTTCATGTGATCCGTGAGCTTTTCGAGGAAGGCTGCTCCGCGAGCTTTCTCTCCGCCTGCAATCAGCTCATTCGCGTACTGAAAGCAGTAAGCGCGCATGCGGGCATTCTCGCGGAACCACTGATTGCCATCTTCGATCCATGCACTCACAACAGGATCAGACGTTGTGCCATCTTCATTCACAACAGACGCTGAAGGCTGTTGAGGGTTTTTGGCTTTCTCAATGGTCTCTTTAGTTCTGCGCTGCTCTTCAGTCAGCACATCGATGCGGCCATCGATTGCATCAGCCGTGTCGTCGTCGCCATCACGAATGGCTTGACGCTGCTGTCGACGGAGGTCGGAGATAAGAGAAGTGATTTGAGAGTCGCGCTCTTCAATTTGGCGTTGCTGGAATTCTGCAAACTGTTTAGCAGTGCCTTTGAATTCAGCAAGTTCCTGCTTCACACGAGCAAGCTCACCCTGCAGATTCTTTGTGAAATTTGCCCCATCTGCAAGGAACTGTTCAGCAGTTTTCCACTTGCCTTCCGGGCCGGTGTACTTGTGCTTCGGAATCCAGCCTTTACGGGAGGCTTCCAGTTCAGTGGCCCGTGCCAATTCTGCAGCAGAGAATTCAGTAATTTCCCCACCACCACCCGCTCCCCCATCTTCAGACTGCTCTTCGTGCAGTCGACGGAACAATTTCTGCATCAAAATACTCATGCTAATAACTCCAGTTATGGAACTACGGTTATTTACCGCGATTAATGTGGATTAATCGCGGTAGGAAATGCCTACACCCAGAATGTCGTTTCGGGGCCACGAATAGTAACAACAGCATCCGAGGCCAATCCTTCTTCAGTCAGGGCATCAAACACGGCACGACGTACCGCATTGGTTAACACTGCTTCCTGTTTGACAGTCAGTTGCGACATCTGTCCATCGTTGGAATTAATCTTCACTTCCAGGTTTGTTTGAAAGCTGCTCATTCAACTTCTACCAGAGGGCTAATAATGTCGAGGTCGGACACAAAGCGATATTTCTTTCCGTCGATGGGGGACGTGTGGAACTTGCCAACGTACTGTCCAATCAATACTCGATCACCGACCTGGCAATAGTCAGTCGATTTATCTGACCATGCGTCAGGGCCAATTTCCAGGACCGTCGCAATAACAGCACGTTGCTCTTCTGCATGCACAGTCTTTTCGACCAGCACAATCCCGCCCTTTGATTTTTCTTCTATCTCTTCGGGGATCAGCAGAATGCGATGCCCCGTAGCTCGAAAGCCGCTTTTGTTTTCAGGATTCGGGCCTTTGCCCGTGCAGCGCCAACCAGGTTGCAGATATTCAGCCATTTCAGATTCCTTCCCTGCTTCTGACTTCCTCCGCAGCAGCTTCTCTCGTTTCCTCAAGATTAGCCAGGATTTGGTCGATGGTTTCAATTTGAGCCAACCCTCTCATGTTAAGCATCAACGTCTGATCGGTTGACTCACCTGTGTAGGATTTTCGCCCCCACGCCTCAAGAATAGCTTGCCGATCCCCTCGCAGTCCACTCAGGAAGCTCTTCGTAACAGGGTTCTGGAACCAATGTAACCAATCTGCAGCAGAAAATTCATCGTTCATTGTTCAGTTCCTTCCGGTTGATTGTTTTCCCGATCAGCTGCTTCCTGTTGTGACAGCCGATCATGCACATCCAGCAGCATCTGATGATGCTTCTGCTCCATGTCAGTCTTGGCAGTGTGGCCTTTGAGCATCAGCTCCGCTCCCCTCATGATAGTATCATTGTGCAGTTTCAATGCACCAATGCGAGCATCGATCATTGCAATCTGCTGCTTACTATCAGCTGTTTCAGCATCCTTGAAGTGTTGCGTAGCTTTTGCTCGAAGCTCTAAAATCTTTGCCCTGTTGAGAGCAACGGTTTGTTGAAGATTTGCTACCTTCAGCATCATGTCGTCGTGATGTTCCTGCTGCTGTTGCTGCAGTTTGCTCTGCTCAAGCTGAATCTTCGGATCAGCCGGCGGTTTCACAGCATTCGGACCGGTCGGATCAGGGAAAATTTCATCCACATTCCAATCCTCGGCTTCCAGCCACTTCTTAGCTACAACTGCTTTGTCCCACTGTGCCCCAATAGGAGACAGGGCAGCCTGCACAAGTCGTGCAGCCCGATCACGACGTTGCTGACCGCTGATAGCGGAAGGATCTGCTGTTGGCTGAATCCTGAATCGCCCTTGCTTGTAGTCATCCTGCGAAATGATTGCATCCGGGCCTTGCGTCAACTCCCACCAGTCAGGGCTTGTGTGCAGGTACAGCCGATTCAGGTCAAAGTAAATCGTCAGTTCTTCTCTGAAAGCCCTGTACATCCGAGTGTAAATGCCGCTGAACAGCATCATCCCCTGCTCGACGGTGGTCTGTGCAGTTGTTGCCGGAGTGTTTTGTCCAGGAGCAACACCAGTCATAATATCCGTGGCACTGGCAATCTTCTCACCATACTGAATCAAAATCCCCAACAGGTTGAACAATACCTGAGAAGGCTCCCGAACCGGAAGCGGTACAATACTCTTCCGAAGATCATCCCCCATCCCGTCTACATGCTTCCATTCGAAGGGGTCGAAGGTAGTTTTGCCTGCCTTCATACGAGCACCGCGAGCAATCCAGCCACCGCCAGTGTTGCTCATCGTCCCTGCATCGATCAGCTGGTTCAGCAAGGTGTCGACAGCTTCATTAACCGGCCCGAGCAGAATCCCAAGCCCCATTCCATAGAAACCACCATCAGGGGAGGGGACAAATAGGTATTTCGTGAATGTCCTTACAGGATCAATCCGAACAATAACATTGTCCTTACGATTCTTAATTGCTTGTGCCCTCTTTTCGAAAGCACTAGCCTGCTTTGGATCTTCAGCCATCTGAGCCAGGTGCTCATACTGCCGCATGCTGGTATCGAACTTCCGATGAATACTGCCATCGTCAAAATAGCGAGCTACAATGCGGTACAGATGGCCGCTGTCTTCGCGGACGCTGAAGATGTAGGGCTCTGCATAGCCATCCCCATCTAAATCCAGCCATCCGTACTGCTCAACCAAGCGAATTTCTTCTGGCTCTGCATTAGCAGTCAGTCCCTGCGTCATTCTGGCAGTCACTTCCAGAATGTTTGTCATCAACTGATCAGGGGTCGGCTTTTGCTGAACTTCTTCCTTGATGAAGACTCCACGAGCAACACGCTCTTGGATCTTGTTGAAGCTCATCGGGATGACATGTGAGGCTCGACCCGCAGTATCAATGTCAGTGCAGTGATAGTCCACCACGAAATACTGCGCGGGGACGAACTCCCCTTTGTTTTTACCTTCGACTGGGTCGAAGTAACTCTTCTTGAAGCTCGATCCCAACAGACATGCGGCAAACTTAGTCTGTTCATCAGCATCAGCCCACCGAAGATTCTCATCAGTAAGCTGCATGCTCATATGTGTGGAAATGCGCTTCGCTCGCTTGGTTTTCAATCCTTGAAGATCAGATCCAATTGGCTTCAAATCAACCAGTGAATTTCCCTTCGTCATGATCGAAATGCGAGCAAGGAACTGCAGCGCCCCAATCGTTACAAGCGGAAACTTCACATTGGAAGCATTTGTCCATGGGAAGGTTTTGATTTCCTTGTACTGCAGAGCAATCTTCATCGCAGAAGCATGACGATTCGCCCACTCCGTCCGGCTGCTAAGATCCTTCACATAACCACCGAGCACCCATCGACCTATCGCCAGTCGCTCATCATCATTGAGCTTCTCTGCAATGTTCGAAGAATTGAGCAAATACTGCAGATCAAAGCTCTGACCAATTTCCGGCGTGGGCGGCATTGCTACTGTATCTTGTTGTCCGATTGTTGATTGCATGTCAGTATCCTGTGGTAGCATTGCGGCCTGCATGGCCAGGCGGATCATCGCGTCGAGCTTCCAACTCTTCCTCTGTCATGAAGTCCTCTTCAGTCATCATAGGCAGGGAGTCAAAGCCTCGCGACAGAATAGCGGAAGAATCGAATTGATCGTCCAGAATCGCGTCACTATAACCAGTGAAGCGTAAGCATTCGTGTTCATATTCTGGGTACCATTCAGCCTGTTTGTCGAATTTGCAGGTGAGGGTTTTCATCCTCTTCTGCCATGAGCGGCCACGCGTTGCTTTGTCTTTTACTGATGGCAACGGGACAATATTGAGAAAGCAATTCTTCTCCCTCATTTCAGCTATCAGGATTGGCTCAATCGCTTTCCAGATTACCCCATCCTCAACAAACCAAACTTCAGGATGAATGTGCTTCTCCATTTCAATCATCTTGTCAATGATTTCATCCGTCGCCCATCGATCCTTCATCTGATGAAAGAAGTGCAGATAGTTATGGACAGTACGGCCAGCAAATGTCAGAGAGGTTCGATTGGCTTTTTGATTTTTACTGATAGCAAAATCCACACCAGCACAAATTTGCACATCAGCCTCAAAGTCCTCATCCTCCATTGGCTGGAAATACTCTTTTTTGAGGTAGCCATCTGTGTTGTCGTAAGGGTCGTTGAGGTACTCTTGGGAATAGCCTGAACTGTCATTATCATCGATGTAGCGCTGACGAATTGCCTTCAAATCATCTTCAGTGAACTGCTCTGGCCAGAGAATCTCTGAGAAGTCATCATAGGCTTTGTGGGCCTTGTAGAACTTCACCTGCCAGCTCTTGTTCTCTCGGGTCTGTTTGTGGAAACGTGCCAGTAAAGAGTCTTCGTGCAGGATCGTTCCATGCACCCTAACCTTACCGCCCCTACGTAAGGCAGGAAGAACGGCTCGGTTGAACCACTTTCTGAACTTCTCACGACGCTCTTTGTTTTCAACCTGCTCATCATCTTCCAAGTCGTCGCAAACGATAAGGCCCGGACGCATACCACGCCATTTACGACCGCGAAGTTTCTGTCCAGAACCACGAGCAAGAATACGGAACTGATGGCCATCATTGAATTCAACAATGATTTCAGTCTTGCTATTGGTGATAAACCCTTTGATTTCGAAGTCTTCAATGAGTTCTTCATTTTCCGTCAACTCTCTGGCGATGTCGCCCAAGTGTTCAATGGCCAGTTCTTCGTTAGTGGAGATGAGGATGACATACGACTCAATTCTGAACAGAACTGTAGCAAGAATAAATACATGAGTCAGTGCAGAACTTTTCGCATGCCCGCGAGGCGCGATGACAGAAGCCTGTGGAACAGGGGAAGCATACAGTTCCCAACCCTCTCTGTGAAACTGTGGGGTGGGTTTTGGTTCGTCAAATCCGCTGTACAGGTAAGCAACAGCAAAGCCTTCAATAAGCTCTGCCGTTAGGACGGTCTTCTTGAGGGAAGTCTGAAGTTGGTTAGCCATTCGTTTTAGCTTCAGTTACTTCAACATCAATTACATTCTCAGTCCGCTGTGCTTTTTGACGATCCATCGCTTCTAAAATGCGATTGGCCACTCGTTCGGAGGCGGTCATCGGGACTTCGTCCGGAGCAGGTAATTTTTCAGGCTCTTTCTGCCCCATCCCTAGAGCCTTCACCCCAAGCTCTACTGCTTTCAACACAGTCATGTCGGGAAGAGCCTTGCCAGCATCCAGCTTCTCATTGAGCACATGCAAAGCACGAACTGTCAGCGCACGAAAGCGTTCATCGAGTGTCGCACTGATGGAAGGGTCAGTGATTTCAGCCCTTCGAGGCTCCAGTGCATCCTGAAATGCCTGTGTGGCGAGCACTGCTGCAAACCAGCTAGGGGCTCTGCCAAAGAGCGCAGCAAGTTCCTTGTGGCTGAAGGAAGGATTCTGGATGATGATATCGACAAGTAATTCTGGGCTGTAGTGAAGGAAGTTCTGAGTCATGACCTTCGAACCTTCAGCTTTCACCTGCGCAAGCCCGGTTGAAGGGCCGTCCGCAATGCTCTGCGCAATAGCAGCAAAGTCATCATCTTGGCTCATCACCGCCCCCGAGCAATAGTAGCAATACTGAGAGCATCAAGCGCCATTGCGGCACTGGCCTCCGAACTGTCCAGCCGTTCTTGGATGATGTCGATTGCGCGATGCGTAACGTGACGCAGCCGTTCATCGAGGTTCTTCTTAATAACAGGATCAACAGTCAGCGCCTTCCGTTCAGCAATTCGAGCTTGGAAGCTGTCGGACTTGCGGATGTGGCTGACCCAACCTTCACTGTAATCGAAGATTTCCGCCAGTTCGCGATTCGTAACAGTTGGTTCAGCAAGAATAAGATCAATCATTGCTTCGTGACTGTACTTCAAGGGAGTGCGGGGCAAGTTCATAACGACCTCCTGCTGTGAAATTAGCTGCATCATCGCACGCCCACGAGGAAAGATAAAGGGGCAACTGCCAGTAAGAAACAATTGTAGGGTCGGAACAGCACTCAGCAAAGTAAATTATGTAAATTAATCCAGATTAATCCCGGTGGAAAACTCCCTATCGAAGTGCCGATCGTGCTGCAATGTGAGTAATTTATCGGAACCTGGCGTCGCGCCTTATATACTTTTTGAAAAAATAAAAATTTTCACTGGCGATAACAAGGAAGCTAGAGACGAATGGCTAGTCAGGTTCCACAGAGTGCCAAAACTTTGCAAAATTTGGGAAAGTGCCTTGCGAATTTTCACAGCATCCCCGAATTTTCCCCCTCCGCCCCCTCGTCGCGCTGTCATTTTACATAACGTCCAATTATCAACGTCGCATCGCACCAATAGCACGATCGTTCGTACCGGCAAGCCGTGTGATTGCAATACTCGTCACCGCGTGCTAGGCTGGCCGATGATGGATGGAGTGATGTAGGGGCGAGCGGGCGTGAGTGGATAGGAATGGTGGCGGGGAATGCCATGCACGCTAGGGCGCGCTCACTTGAATGCCTACGATAACCTCTCTATCTATGTCGATGGCTGCTCGTTCCAACGTGTCGTCGCCAATAGTAATAGGCGCGAACGCAGGCTCCGAAAAAATGTAGAGATAGTAGTTGCAATGATGGCTGAGATGATCTATGATGTAGTCATGGTTAACGAACGGAGCAAATGATGAGTACATGGGCGAAATTGGTCATAGACTGTTGCTATGACGGTGACTACAACCTTGCACGAATGATTGCGGCACGGATCATTGCGGGCGATTACTAACAGGTCGAAACGGGCTCCGGCCCGTATGTACGTTAGGCGTGCACTGGCGAGACCAAACGGGAGAATCAAACATGGCATTCTATGTGATGGTGCAGTTGCAATTTGGCGCGCAAAAAGCCTATTGGCACCCTGCTTTCGAATGGGAATCGAAAGAAGAGGCAGATGATGTCGTTCAAAGTTTACCAATAAGGTACGGCGAAATAGATCGCCGCATTATTGAGGGCAAAGCCTCAGGGGATTGTCGAGAACATCGCCCCTGCTAACAAGCCCGAAATCCCCGCAAGGGGATCGACACGTAATGCGTGTCCTGATGATGGGCATTTTCCGCCGCGATTAATATCGATTACTCACGGTGGAAAACTCAATTACGGAGGCTGTATGCGTATCTATTGGACAATCGTTGCAACGGTGCTGCTCATTATTGTGGGCGCCCATCGACTCGCCGTAGGGACCGCATTCATTCGGGATGGCATTGCTGCGTGTTCTATTGCCGATACCCCGAATGAATGCCTCAATTGGCTAGCGGGGGATCCCCTCACGCGCACTCAGCTGGAATTCCGCCGCGAGGATTTGGAATACGCACGGAACCTCGCAAAATGAAACACCATCAATTCGCCCGTGGCTGGTCCGAATGCAACCGTCAACCCGTTGCATCCGATGCCGTCGAATGCGTTGCAATTCTGTTCTCGCATGGGCTGACGATTGCATTCGTGTTAACCGTTGTCTCTTTCTGCTTGTAATTGTTGTAACATTCGCCACATAGCTCTAAGTTTGTACTATGCTGTCCATGTGAGTCGCGGGAACGGTCCTGCACTCCAATCACTCTAGCGAGGCTCAAAATGACCAAAGTTGCAAACGGTAAAAAATCCACCATCTCCGCTGACATCTTCGGATCGGTGCTCACGCTCACGTTCGCCAACGGGCAGGAGGTTGTAGTTGATGCGGCGCAATTGTCGGAGAAGATCCGCAATGCTGCGATGATGCACGGGCTGAAGCAAAAACTCGTGGACGCGGCTGCATTGTCGCGCAATACCGAAACGGGCCTCCCGGCATCCGTCGCGGACAAGTTCGATGCGGTGAACAAAATCGCGCAACGATTGGTGAAGCCGGATGGCGAATGGAACGAAGGCCGCACGGGCGGCAATCCTCTCGGCGGTGGGGCGAACATTCTCATCCGCGCGCTGATGCAGATGACCGGGAAGGACAAGCCCTATGTGGAGGATTTCCTCTCAGCAAAAACGAAGGAAGAGCGCGCTGCATTGCGCAAAAATCCGAAGGTGCTGGCGATTATTTCCGAACTGCAAGCTGCGACGGTGAGCAACGGCGTCAATACGGACAGCCTGTTGTCGGAACTGGGCGTGAGTGATGGGCCGGGCGACTCCGATGACAACGACGACGATGAGGCTGACGAAGTCATTCAACCCGAACCGCCGCAACAAAAGCCCAACACGCGCACGAGCAAGAAGAAGCTCGCGACGGCCTCCGCCGAGTAACAAGTGTTGTTAATGCAGGGCCATTCTGACGTTACGGAATGGCCCAATTGTTTTTATACTTAAACCGTCGAATGACGGGGGCTACGGCGGAGGTTTGCTAACTATGATCGGCAACACGACCAAACAGTTTTTGCTGTACATTGCATACAAACGTGCATGCACGGCGCAATGCACTCAACCCGTCACATATGGTGCATGGCTATGGCTGCGCGGCCTCTCTACCAAACGACCGTGGTAATCGGAGGTTGTTGCGATGTTCATTGTCCGCATGGTTGTCAATCTGATTCTGTTTTTCATAGGAATATGCTGGTTAGCAGCGCACGGTTATTTTAACTAGCAAAGTGCGCATACGGGGTCGAGGGTTCGCAGGGTGGTTTGTTTCACGTGAAACTTTCTCTTTCTCAACGGAGGCTCGTATGCGTCAATTTCAGGTGATAGTGGAACATTCCGGGCAGCACGTTTTTTCGACGGATTGGGTAACGGGGCGCGAGAAGGCAGAGCCATTGGCAATGTTGCTCGCATCGAAATTTCCCACTCCCTACGTGATATTGGTTGCGGGTCGGACGATTGACCTTCACAGCGTGGAGTGGAATGAATTCGTGGCGGGAGAGCTTGCTTAAACTAGTTTTCCTCCGCGATTAATGTGGATTAATCACGGTAAATAATGGAGGTTGTCAGTATGATGCGCAAATATACGTTTAAAATTCACACGACCAGGCAGATTAATCCTATTGTGATAGTTTGCTTGGCTCGCCATGATTATGATGCGTTTAAAGTTTATTGTGAGGATATTCGAGTTCAGGCCATCAGCTACTCTGAGCACATCAAAACCGAATTCATGTCGGAGAAAGCTAACAATGCCGATTAATCATCCACACCCGTCCCTGAAGAATCTGTGCGAAATTGCCAAGGATACGCCTTTGAGCTATGCACCTGGCAATTGGGCGCAATCCGAGAAGGCAATCTGGTGTATGGGATTTTGCGAGGCCCTGACCCTTGTACTGGCCTACATTGATGGCCGCGCCATGGATGGACTGGATCCACAATCAGGTACGCGCCCACACGGCTAAATCGGCGCACAACGGGCTGCAGTTCGCCCGACCATGCAACGCCTATCCGAGAGTCGCAACCCGTCACAGGGGACCGATTACTTAGATGGGCGTTGCTACTTGTCGCTAACGGGGCAATGCGGGGAAATGGGTAAAATGCCGGGGAAAACTCGAAACCCCCCTTTAAGAATTTTGGAGAATTCAGTATGGCTAGGTCAAATAAGTATGAGGATTTTAGTCCAGCATTCGAGCAATTATTGATTCGTGCCTATGATGCTTTGCAGCATGGAGCAGAAGAATTTCCGGTTGACTTCAACGATCAAAAGACTGCTCATGCGTTACGCTTTCGAACATATGCATATTTTCGAATGCTCAGGGAATGTACATTGCGCCCCGATTTAACTGCACTGTGCTCGAATTTAAGTATTCGTGTTGCTAACTGTACTATGTTCATTTATCGGAAAGGCGACGATAAAGATGCAGATGCTCTATCCAAAGCTTTGAAATTACCAGAAAATTTCAGCATTTCGCATCGTGATGCCCTCAGTATCTCCACGCCACTTGACAAAAACATTGAAAAATTGCATTCGATCCGCAAACAAAAGTCTCAGTAGTTGCATTTAGGGGTTGTGAAGCCGTTCGTGCTGTCCTATGATTGCCATACCGACATACAAACGGTCCCCACAACGGGGTTCTCTCAATGAATTTTGGAGGTTGACGTGACGGAATTGGCGACGGGTGACGAACAGCTGGTGAAGGCCGGCGAACAGAAGGCGAAGCGCGAACGCGTCGTCACGAAAGTGACGATGGAAGATGGCCGTGAGGTTGAATTCGCGGGCAAGCGCCGGCTGCTGAAGGATGCGACCATCAGCGAAGATGGTTTTGACGTGGACGTGCGATTCGACCTGATCAGCGGTGAAACGCGCAATTTCAAGATTGCGGCGAACAACCCGCTGTTCGCGAAGTTCGCGGCGCACGGCATCATGCAGAAGATCGGCGACGAGGTCGCGGGCCTGGAAGATCCGGAAGATATGATTCTCGCTGTCGAGGAAATCATCGAACGGCTCTCGAAGGGGGAGTGGGGCGCGGAACGCAGCCGTGGCGAAGGCAATGCGATGGCTGGTCTGTCGGTCCTCGCGAAGGCTCTCGTACAGGTTTCGGGCAAGACTCCGGAAGCTGTTCGTGAGTTCCTGAAGAGCAAGAGCAATGCTGAGAAGCTCGCGCTGCGCGACAATCCGACCCTGCGACCGGTGATCGCGGAAATCGAAGCCGCGAAGAAGCCGAAGGCGAAGAAGGAGAAGGAGCAGCTCGACACGGACAGCATGCTGAGCGAGCTGGACGCGAAGTAAGAGCAGTAACACCAGCGGCCCGTAGCTGGTGCATCAAAAGGACGGGAGATTGGCTGCGGCGTGCGGACAAACAGCGAGAGTTGCGAATACCACGCCTGCAGCCGCCTCAAGGAAGGGCAAAGAGGCTTCGCCTCGGTTCTTCGTAGGTCGGAGACTGACGAAGGCCCTTCCTTGAGGGAAAGGAAAGTAAGCAGCCGTCTAAGCGACGCGTCGCTTCACAACGTTGTTGAAATCTGAGTACCTCGCCAGTATGAGCGCAAAAAGCTGCAGGTAGTCGATACTGACCCTGCAGTCGTCAGGTCGCCCTCACTAGGACCGTCTGGCCGCCATTAAAACAGTGGGGAATCTGTTTAAAAATCCTATGAGCTGAGCCTTCTCTGGTGAAGGAGATAGCGTATAGTCAACTGCAAGAATCCCTGCGACACCTGCTGATCACTGGTTAGGGGATCAAGTGCGGTTACGGAAGCGGCTGATCCAGCTTCCCTTTAATTCAACTGGAATAGACCCTAGATTGAGCCTCCGGGGTTGTGCCTTCCAGTTCAAACGGCCTCTGTATGGCGATGCAGAGGCCGTTTTTCATTATTTACCGGGATTAATAAAGATTAATCGCGGTGGGAAATAAACTGACGTTCCCATGGCCCATGTATCCATGCAAAATAGAGGCATTCTCACGGAGGTTCTATCATGAAGGATGCAGACAAAAGAGGAATGATTGCCACACTTGGCAAGATGGTAAGTCGGGTATTTCAGAACAATAAGTATGACAGTATCTTTGATGAAAAAATTTTACAGTCGCATTCCCCTCGGAATAGTCGCCCCATTCACAACCTCGCAGGTTCAAAGATCCGCCGCAAACTCGGTCAATTGACCTGCTCTCATCCTGTCGGTACGCACCATCGTCAGATGGGTCGTTGATGGGCACAATGGAAAGAGGTCAATAATGGCACTAACCGACGACCAGATTCTTATACTTGCGTTCCAAATGTCGATGGGAAGTCGCGAATATTACAAATTCGGCAACAAGCGCATGATTGCTTTCGCCCGTGCGCTGCTCGCTGCCCATCCCGTTGCCGACGTTGTAGTAGCACCGGAAGGCTGGAAGCTCGTGCCGATCGAACCCACCGAAGAGATGATTCGAGCTGGCAACGCAGCCATCCCCAATCAACTGGAACCAGCAATGCATGCGTGGGACTCCATGCTCGCCGCCGCTTCGCAGCCTCCAGTAATAAACTCTGCCATCGAAGCTGTCTTGCAATCCTTTTAAAAGGTATACTAAAATGTTCAACCCCGATACCGCAGCAAAGTACAAGCTCGCCTTCTCTCGTTGCTACCCGCAAAAGCGGCTCGAAATTCGCAGCCACTATCACCGTGGGCAGTGGCAAGGCTACAAAATCATCATCGACGGCGAGGCCGGAGACATTTCCCTGTCCGAAATGCGGATGCACCAAGCCATCGAAGGATTCTTGCAGTAATCCCCACTCTGTCGCAGCACCTTCGAGCCTCCGGGCTCGTTTTTTCTGGAGGCTCACTTCATGGATTTAGATGCTCTGCTCGAAGAATCAGTCGAGCTTCGAAAAAAAGAAAAAGCAGCCAAGCCGAAAAAAGAACCGGCAGAAAAATCTGTTGGCTGGATGAACAGCGAAGAACGAGAAATACATCAAGCTGCAGTGAAAGCTGTCAAGGCTTCCGGCAGTGGGTGGAAAACCATCGGTGCATTAGTGATGATAAACGTTCAATGCTGCCAACATTGCGGCAACGAACAATCTCATCTGGAAGGCATTTTCCTCAAACGAACGCACAAAAAGTTTTTCACTGTTCAGTACCATCGACCTTCAGATAAAATGGAACTTGAAGGGCTCGATCGCGAAGTTGAAATCAACAGAATCCCGATCGCAATGTGTCCTTCATGCCTGCCGGATCACAACTGGCCATCAACCCTTCCCACCAATCAACGCGAACTTCAGGAGCAAAAGCTATGGGACGCCCAAGAAAAACCGTTCAGCCAATTCGATTCGGGTGCTGCATCCCCCAGGATTTGAATGAGCGGCTGGAGAAGCATCTGTTTTCGGAAGTTGAAGAGCGCATTCCGCACGGGGCGAAATCAGAATTCGTTGAAAAACTCATTCGTGAGTATTTCGATAAGCTGGACTGCGAAGTAACTGCAATTATGGACAGCATTTAAGGAACTGAAATGATCGAAGATACTCTTCATACTACCTTTCTGCCGCCAATGAAATTGGCTGATGCCGTTGACCATGAATTTAATCGAATCAGCCAAGAGCTTTATCCAGGCGCGGGCTTTCCTGAAAGCATCGAAAACATCTACATCAGCGGTCCTGTCACTGGCATTCCTGATGGCAACAAGCCGAAATTCATGGCTGCAGAGTACATGCTCCGAAAGCTCGGCTTTCATGTGTTCAATCCTGCAACCATCCCTTGGCCTTCAATTCCCATTGAAGACGACACTGAACTGTGGAAATACTTCATGCACCACTGTGTAGCAGCATTGCCGAATTGTGATAGCATTTTCATGCTCGCAGGATGGCAGAATTCGAAGGGAGCTGTTTGGGAGCATCGCATCGCACAGATGCTTGGACTGTACACTGTCTATGCACCTGTAAATGAGTAATTTTCATCACTAACCGCAATACTTACAGGGGCAAGCCCCTACGGAATTATCATGGACGCAACCGAAGTCAACGAGAGTGGTCTGGCAAATGAACTCTACAAGCCAAAGGAAGAGTTTGTGCCGACGGCCGATCAGGAAATTGCAATCCAGAAGTTGCTGGATTTCATCAGTGAGCCAGGCGGGGACTGGTACTTCTGCTTTCGCGGCTATGCAGGCACCGGCAAAACTTCCTGCACGAAGGAAGTTGTTCGACGCGTGGCCGGCTCACATACGGAATTTGCTTACACGGCCCCGACAAATAAGGCCGCGAAGGTGCTGCGCGAAATGATCGGCGAGGGAGTGACAATTTACAGCCTTTTGGGCCTACGTGTCGACACGAACGGGGAGACGAAGCAAATTACTGGAGGCAAGCCCATCGACCTGTCCGATCTTGATGTGATCGTGGTGGATGAAGCCTCTATGGTCAATGCACATTTGTTTGGGCTGCTGCAGGACGTTGCTGACAAATGGAATCTGAAGGTGATTTTCATGGGGGATCCGGCGCAACTGCCCCCTGTGAAAGAATCCGAATCGTTGGCACTGTCTGGGGACGGAGTCGAGCTGACGAAAGTAATGCGGCACGGTGGCGCGATCCTTGATCTTGTCACTGACATTCGCAAGGTGATCTTCAGCCCTGCACCTTCTGTAAACATCAAAACTAGTAACAATGGTGAAGAAGGTGTATGGAAGCTGATGAAGCCGCAATTCAAGAAGATGATCTATGATGCGGCCTCTCGCGGAGAATTTGCTGATGGGCGGACAACAAAGATCGTTAGTTGGCGGAACAAGCTCGTTGGCGAATACAACCAAATTGCACGACACGCAATCTTCGGTGCAGAAGCTCAGCCCGGATTCTTTCTGCCAGGCGATCGCGTCGTGGCTGGAGCCCCCATCAACAATGGCGACATTCCCATTCTGCATACTGACGATGAAGCCATTGTCGAAGGCGTGCTGGAGTGCAAACACCCACTAGAGCCGAAGTACCACGCCATCGAACTGAAGTGCCGTGATGAAGAGAACAAAATCTGTCGGTTGATGGTGCTGCATCCGATCAGCTATGAACTGTTCAAAAATGACAGTGAATTGCTGGCGCATGAAGCGAGAGGCAATCCGAAGTTGTGGAAACGGTTCTGGGAGCATAAGGATATGTTCCATGACGTTCGTTATGCCTACGCACTGACGGCACACAGGGCGCAAGGATCAACTTATGACAATGTCTTTGTCGATTTCCAGGACATTCTCTACAACCGCAACAGGCGCGAGGCTTTTCAATGCTTGTATGTAGCAGCATCGCGTGCCCGCAAGCGATTGTATCTCGCGTGAATTCTTCATTGCGGTAGTTTTCTACCGCGATTAATATAGATTAATCCCGGTAAATAACCCTATTTGAGAGACTGCAATGCACCATTTACGAGAATTTGTAATCGACGGGGTAAAGTTCGTCGCCATTCCAGAAGATCTTCACGACGACTTGGCTCGATACATAGGAAGTCGTGAGGTTCGTATCTCCAGCCCCATGGCACAGAATCTTGCCAATCGTTGGTATGAGTACGATTCGGAGATTTTCGAATGAGCACAGTCATCGCTGAACAGATTCAGAAATGGAGGGCGGATGCCGCCGCAGGAACAATCACTCTTGAAGAAATGAAAGAGGCGATTGCAGCCATCCGCAAAGAGCGGGCGCAAATTGAAACTGCCCCCAAACCCCGCACGCGGGCAACGAAAACCACAAAGCAGCGCCCGGCTGATGTTGATAGTGACGCTCTTCTCAAAGAGCTTGGCGATCTAGGAATCTAAACCCCGTCAGAGGATATTTCTGACATACTGGAGGCTCTACCATGGCAGCAGAAAAAAACATCGCGGCATTGTTGCGCGAGGATGCAAAAACTGTCCGCGTGATGTTCGGGGACTTTGACAGTTTAGGTCGACTGAAGGGTCAATTCGATCACAATATCGATCCTGTGATCGGTGAAATCGCAGCAAAATCCATCGAACAGTATCAAGAATACAATGCCGCAGGACGAGGCGGGTATAAGTTCTACTCCTACGTCACTCACCTTGACGTACAGTCGGGTGACCTCGTCCTGGTCGAAGCCGCGGGACAGTTGAAGGTCGCTCAGGTGATGGAAGTTGATCAGGAAGTACGCGTCGAACCGGGCTCGCAATTCGCCCTGCGGTGGGTACTCTCAAAGATTGACCTGTCGGAGCATTCTGCAAATATGGTAAAGAATGAAGAGATTGAAAATCTCGTCAATCAAGCCTACAAGGCAAATCTGCGCCGGTCGTTTCAACAACAGATTCTGGGCGGGATGGATGAATCGGCGGCAGGCAATTTGCAGAAACTTTTGGGGGGTCAGTAATGAACACGCCTGCATTCGACAATGTCCCGAAAGCTGTGAACACGCGCGGCTCGGTCAACAAGCTCAAAGCCCTCGAACTGGTTACTCTCTACAACTGGTTGAAGGACAACCACAGCACCATTCCGGAAGGATTCAATTACCCAGCTGCAGCTTCCTTCGTTGAAGGTCAGTTGAACTTCCGCATCACTGAAGGCAATCTTCGTGATGCGATGTCGCAGCTCAATCTTCGGCTGCGCCGGAAGTCGGATCTTCCAATTGACCGCAAACTCGCGATCATGAAGCCCCTGCTCGAAGCCATCGCTATTCGGCTCGGAGTACCCCTGCCGTCCGATTGGGCTGATCTTTAAAACTCTGCAGTCTTTCTTTTCAGGGCACTTCGGTGCCCATTTTTTATTCAAGGATTTCAAATGTTCCTTAAGAAGACCTTGTATGAACTTCCGATGAAGCGAGACTATGTCAGTCATTGGGGGTTTATTGAAGCTGTACGGGAATTGTTCCAGAATGCTATTGATGGTGGGTCAGGGTGGACGTGGAAGCTTGAACCGCATCCGAGCGAAAGCGGCAATTTGGAAGATCACTTTTGGGCATTGACAATCAGTAGTCCAAATGTCTCCCTTCCCGTGTCGACGCTCGTACTTGGCGAAAGCTCCAAGCGTGGAGACTCGCATAGCATCGGCGCGTTCGGGGAGGGATTCAAACTCGCACTACTCGTTCTAGCCCGCGAGGGGGTGCCGGTGACAATGCTCAATGATGACGTTGCATGGGAACCCCGATTCACGCAATCGGTCACGTTCGACACGGAAGTCTTTGCCATCCAAGAGACTCGATGCCCAGAGCATAAAGACAAAGGGCTGGAGTATGTTATTTCTGGCTTGACGCTTGGGCACATCGGAGCATTGCAAGATGCTTTCTTGTTCATGCGGGATGATTGGAAAGAAGAAACCACTCCCGCTGCAAATGTTTACTTCACTACAAAAGGAAGGATCTTCCTCGAAGATCAACCTGCCATCTACGTGTCCGGACTGTTCATCTGCCAGACCAAGCTCAAATACAGCTACGACTTCAAGCCCGAAGTTCTCCGCTTGGAGCGCGATCGGCAGACTGTCCCCGACTTTGAACTGCAATGGGTCACAAAAGATATGTGGCTCGAAACCTGCATGTGGGATCACATTGCAAAGATGATTGAGAAGGAAGATCCTGACGTCGAGTACATTCACTACAACTGCCCCGAACTTCTCAAAGAAGCCGTCTACAAACAATTTCTGGCGAACAACCCGAAGGGCATCATGGCCCGTTCAATGGAGCAAATGCAGGAACTGGTCAAAAAGGGCATGGAGAAGGTCGTTTATGTTGGCGGGGCGTACGGGTCGATTGTTTGCAGTGCTCAGCCCCCGCGTATACGAGACACACTGAAATTGCAGAGCCCTGAAGATATCCTGAATGAATTCTTCTCGGAAAACCGGAAATATATGCGTACACCGGCTATTGTGAATTTCAAGTCACTTATCAACCGCAGCAAACTATGGAGAGGAAGTTAATGAATAATCGACCAATGTTTCCGCACACTGTCGACAGTACGCTCATTGCAGCATTTCGATCGTGTCCGCAGAAGTTCTACCGCAGTTTTATTGAACATTGGAAGCCCGTTGGCAAGAGTGTCCATCTTGTAGCCGGCGGCGCATTCGCATCCGGAATTGAAGCTGCTCGTGAAGCCTTCTACGTGAAGGGCATGAGCCCAACTGATTCCGAAGCTGTCGGAATGACTGCTCTCATTTCCCACTATGGAGATTTTGAATGTCCGCCCGACAGCCCCAAGTCTCTTGAACGGATGATGGGCGCATTGGAATTCTATTTCTTCAACTACCCATTGGGAGCCGATGGTGCTGATCCGATTGAACTGCCGAACGGAAAGCGAGGCATTGAATTCAGCTTCGCAGAGCCTCTGCCGATTGCGCATCCTGTCACTGGTGATCCTATTCTCTATACTGGTCGCAGTGACATGGTGGCGACTCGTCACGCCACAGGAATCTGGAACTACGACGAAAAGACCACATCCTCTTTGGGTGCAACTTGGTCCCGACAATGGGAACTGCGTTCGCAATTCACTGGATACAATTGGGCATTGCTCCAACAAGGGATCAAACCGGCTGGCACAATTGTCCGTGGGGTGAGTGTTCTAAAAACAAAGTATGACACGATGGAAGTTCCCACCCATAGATCGAAGTATGAAATTGATCTGTGGCTTCATCAAACAGTCCGGGATGTAAAACGGATGATCACTTGCTGGATGGAAGGATGGTGGGACTATGACCTGGACAGCGCCTGCACTGAATATGGCGGATGCGCGTTTCAGACTATCTGTAAAAGCAGCAACCCTGATGAATGGCTACCGGCAAAATTCGTTCAAAGGGTCTGGGATCCACTTGAAAGAGAGGAAATCAGTGTGGCTGATTATGAAGCAAAGTGGAATCACGTTCGGGGGGCTGATGAAAAGCCTGCTCCGGGGTTGCCAGGAGCTATGGGCGGTGATGGAGCTGCTCTTGGCGACGAACTGAGAGGAATGCTCTAGCATGCCATACATCCGCCACTTCTTTGTTGGGGACAAATACTATGGATCAGCAGAAGCTCGAAAGCGCATCATCCACGGGGAACTGCAAGAGCCTCAGCACTACGCCATGTTCTGCCCTGAGTGCGGGGAAGTGTGGGCTCGCATGCCCGTGGAAGGAGTCACAACCCCAAACTGGTGGCGGATCATTGGTGGAAATTGTAGGAGACATCCTGGACCTTCCCCTTTTGTGGTAGCAGGTTCATTGATGCTGAATTGGGAACCAGAGCTTCAGGAAATGCTTCCTGAAGAGCTTTTGCGAGAGTGGGAATTGCCACTGCACTTTGAATTTTGGGATAAACTATGACCGAAGCACAATCTGAAATGTCCGCCCTTCGAGGCACAAACACTCTGCTAATGGCCCCCGGTGGTACAGGCAAAACTTACAGCATCGGCACATTGGCAGAAGCCTACCCTGAACTGGAGGTATTTTATCTAGGGCTGGAGCCGGGGCTGGAAACTCTGTTGGGCTACTTCACTGACAAGAAAAAGAACGTACCGTCAAATTTGCATTGGCACAGTCTGCCAACAGCAAAGGCCAGCTTCGGGGATCTGCTGGATGGCGCAAAACGCATCAACACAATGTCGCTGGAAACATTGGCAAAAACCAATGACCCGAACCGAAGCAAGCACAATCGCTTTATCAAGATGCTGGAAGCTCTGAACGATTTTCCGGATGATCGCACCGGAAAGAAGTTTGGGGCTGTGGATGAGTGGGGGCCGAACAGGGTGCTGGTAGTAGATGGTATGGCTGGCCTCGCGCAGATGGCTATGTCCCTCGTCGTTGGGTCAAAACCCGTTCGAAGCATCAGTGATTGGGGGATCGCTCAAGATCAGATCGAAAAGATCGTTCGATTGTGGACAGATAGCTGTGCATGTCACTTCGTTCTCATTGCTCACGTTGAGCGGGAGAAGGATGAAGTGCTCGGGGGTATTAAGCTGATGGTCAGTACGCTTGGAGCGAAGCTCGCGCCGAAGCTTCCGCCGATGTTTTCTGACGTGATCCTTGCCGTTCGGGAGGGATCAAAGTTTTCGTGGGATACTGGCAATGCTCAAGCTGATCTGAAGGCTCGTAATTTGCCCTATCAATCCGGCTTGGCCCCGGACTTTAAACCCATCCTGCAGAAGTGGCTGTCGCGTGGGGGGAGGTTCTCTCCGCAAGTTCAAGATGTGACTAACTTTAAGGAGATTGAGGAAACTGACGACTAGCATTTTCCACCGGGATTAATCCATATTAATCCCGGTAAATAACCCATCGGACAGTGCCCACATCGGTAAGTCTTTCATCCCACTATTGCCGAACTGTGGCTCTGTCCGGAAAATTGTTCATTGAGGGCAAGCCCTCCGACACTTCAAACACGTAAATTCTACTCAAGGTAAATCTATCATGTCATTCGATGCTGATTCGTTCCTCTCCGCCGCTGTCTCCGGTGCAAACTCCACCAAGATCATCCCCTGCCCGATCGGTGAATATCCGGGCGTTATCGAAAAAATTGCTGCGCGTCAGTGGCAATCCAAGGATGGCACGCAAACCGGCGTGGCACTCGATGTGACCTGGCTCGTTGAAGATGACGGGGCAAAGCAAGCCACTGGACGCGATACCGTGCAGGTTCGTCAGGGGATCATGCTTGACCTCGATGCAAACGGTAATATCGACATGTCAGAAGGCAAGAACGTACCGCTCGGCCGTCTCCGTGCAGCTGTCGGACTGAATGACCCGTCGCAGAGCTTCAGCTTTCAGCAGCTCCCGGGTCAGATGGCGAAGATCAAGGTCGGCCACCGCGAAGACACCCGCGATCCGGAAATCAAGTATGCTGAAGTCAACGCAGTAATCGCGCTGAGCTAACGGCTACCGCGTAGTATTTTCCCTGAAACAGAATGGACCTCAACGGGTCCATTCTCACTTTACAAGGTTCATCATGTTGGCATCGAATTCTGCGGAAAACAAAAGCATTGCTGTAGCCCCACAAAGCACCATCGTTCAAGGTTTTGAACGCATCGATCATCTGCTTCGCGCGCTGGATGATGACATTGATCAGGCTTTTGCTTCGAACGACAGGCTCACAGTCAAGCTCAGCCCTGTGCTGGCCAACTCTCATCAAGGGAATGAAGGTGAATTGACTACTGCACCGCCCGACAACTTCGGAGAAAGTGCGTTTTCTGCTCATCTCACTTTACTGGCTGCAAAGATCGCCAATGCCCGCACCCGTCTGAGCGATCTTAGACATCTTCAGGGAGAACTCCTAGAAAGGATCGAACTCTAATGGTCGGCATCTTCATCGGACTTTTTCTGCTCTGGCATGCCAGAGCCTCTACGTGGTGGTGGATTGCTTTCGTTATGATCGTGCTTACACAAGGTTTCGTACAGCTGGCCAATCGATAGTAAAATCCCTAGTTCGACCCCCTTCAGGCCGTGTTCAACGGCCTTTCCCACTGAAAGACTACCACGCAGAGGACAAAACAAATGCAACTTATCAAAGAATCAGATATTGTTATCGATGAAAATCGTCAGCGCCGAGAATTCGACCCGCAATTTGTCGGAGAGCTGGCAGCTGGTATTGGAAAGAAAGGGCTGATGCATGCCCCTGTTATGC